TCCTGCCAATCGACGAGAGCGGCGAGTTTATCGCCCTGCACGCCCCGCGAATACAGAAGCGACACCTGGTCGAAATCCTAGCAGGCGAAACCACCCGCGGAATAATTGCGCCCGTCCAAATGGAAATCCAGGACGGCGACGAAGTGCTGGAAATCCACTACGAGCCACTCGCGAGCAGGATTAACAACCAAATCTTCACCGCCTGCCGAAGAATGACAGGCGACGGACTGGTAAGGTCAAGTACAGACCCTGAAAAATTCTTAGAGCGAGCAATTGAGCGCTTCACACGCACACCGCGCAAGGACTAGCAAAAATTGAGCCGTTACACTATAATAAAGTAAAGCAACTAAACAAGGAGAACGAAGTGGAAAAAATCAACGACATCATAGCAGAAATCAAAGACGAACTCGAGAAAATGGAGGTAGACGTAGACAGCAAAGACGCACGCGCAAGCCTTCGCTACGTAAGAGAGGCGCTCATAGAAGAGTCGCGAAAATCAGCCGACAAGCGCGTCGTCGGTAAGAACGGAGCGCGCACGCTCGCTGGAATGATTGCGAAATGGCTAAACCTGAGCCTACCCCTCGACGGCGTCAACGTCGTCATCTCGGGCGCGAATATGACAATGGTTACCTATCAGGGCTACAAAAACAAAGTCCTGAAATTGCACCCGAACGCAACCTTTGACGTCCAAGTAGTCCGCGAAGACGACGACTTTACGGTCGAAAAGCAGAGCGGTAAGGTCGTCTATTCTCACAAGATTAAGCCGTTTAGTAATTCAAAAATCGTCGGCGCGTACTGCGTGATTAAGACAGGCGACGCGGAACACTACGAGGGCTTATCAGCCGAAGACTTCGAAAAAATGAAGGAGAGTAGCCGCAACAACTACCTCTGGGAAAAATGGGACACGGAGTTTTGGCTAAAATCGGTCATAAAACGAGCCTGCAAGCGCTACTTCTTCGAAGAGGTGAAAGACATCGACACAATCGACAATTCAGACTACGGGCTGACAGAAGAACCGCAAGAGGACGCCTTTGAGCGATTAAAAAAAGCCGAAACGATAGCCGAATTAAAAGCTGCCTACGCGAGCCTAGCTCCAGCGGAGCAAGCCTACGCCGCAACAGTCGCACGCGAAAGACTGCGAAAAATCAAGGAAGAAACTGCGGTAAAAGTCGAGGGCTAAAATGGACACGACGACTCACGAGCAGGGAACCGAAGACTGGTACAAAGACCGCCTCGGAATACCAACAGCCAGCCGCTACGGCGATATCTTAGCCAAGCGCGGAGGGTTTGCAAGATACGCAAGCACCAGCCGCAAGAACTACCTCGCCGAATTATTAACCGAGCGGCTGACAGGTCAGCCATACAGCCGCTACGGCAAGACTGCCTATATGGATTGGGGTACGCAAATGGAGCCAGCCGCAAGGCTCAGGTATGAGCTAGAAACAGGCAACGTGGTAGAAGAGCGCGGCTTAAAGAAGCACCTCTTCCTCGACACAGGAGCCAGCGCCGACGGAATAGTCGAGGTCGACAACTGGCGGGGCGAGGGCAAAGGCGGTATAGAAATCAAGAACCGCACACCAGCGCACCACCTCGAAGCCTTGACGACAGGCAAAGTGCCGTCAATCTACATACCGCAAATCCAAGGCAATATGATGTGTGACAAGGAGCGCCTCTGGTGGGACTGGGTGAGCTACGCGCCAGACTTTTCAGAAAATGCGCAGATAGTCATAGTGCGCGTCTACCGCGACGAGGACTACATCAAGAACCTCGAAATTGAGGTGGCGCTATTCATCGACGAACTAAAAGCCGCGGAGAAAAAAGTCCGCGAATATAAAGTAAAAGTATTGTAGCGTTACATAATTTTTGATATAATTAAGACACAATAAACTAAAAAAAAGGGTACGTATGAACGAAACCAACCAAGAACTACGCCAAGCCGCGTATAAACAAATAGAAGCAATCTCGCCGCTTAAAATCAAATCAAACGAGCTGCTCGAGCGAGCCAAGAACATCAAAGTCGAAACAGCCGCAGACGTAAAGACCGCGAAAGAGATTATAAAAGAAGTTACAGCTCACAAGAAGTCAACAGAAGAATTACGTAAGAACTTTACACGACAGCTTGACGACGTAAAAAAGCAATTCATAAGCGCAGAGCGCGACATCTTAGCGCCAGCCGAAGACGCTCGCGGGATTGTAGCTAACGAAATCCTAGCCTTCGAGCGCGCCGAGGAAGAGAAGAAAAAACGTGAAGCAGAGCGCGTCTGGGTAAGCCTGCTAGAAATCAAGAGCGCGGTAGCAATCGAAGACGCAAAGACGCTAGAAGACGTCGACAAGAGCGAAAAAATCGCGGAGGAACGCATAGCCGCATTAAACGACGACGCGAAGCACCCGCTCGCAATTGCCTTCATCGGCAAATTACGCCAGGAAATCGCCGAGCGAAAAATCGAGCTGGCGAAAAATCCAGAAACAGAAAAGGAAGAAGCCGAGCAACAGCTAGAAATTGACAAAGCCAAAGCCCTCGCGGAAAAAATGGAAGCAGAAGCTAAAGGCGCCGCTCGCGCAATGGAGAAGGAAGCACCAAAGACAGGAAGTCGCGAAAAAATCACCGTCGAAATTGTGAACGCGAACGAAGTGCCTCGAGAGCTTTGTGTACCAAGCGAGAGCCTTATCAAGGACTACGTAAAGAAAAGCGGCGCAGACACAGTGCCTGGCTGTATTATTAAAAGAGAGCGCGTCATTTAACGAGAGGAGCTAAAAAGAATGGCAGACATTAACAACGTAACGCTGGTAGGAAGGCTGGTGCGCGACGCAGAAGCGCGCACCACTAAATCAGGTAAAAACATAGCCGCATTTACAATCGCGGTGAGCGGAATTGAAAAAGAGTACGTCGACTTTATCGACTGCTTGGCGTGGGGAAAAACCGCGGACGTGGTTACGAAATACACAGGCAAAGGTAAGCGCGTCGGTGTTGTCGGCAAATTGCACATAAACAAATACGAAACCAAGGACGGCGAAAAACGCTCGAGAGCTGAGGTTATTGTAAACAGCATACAATTACTCTCAAGCGCAGAAGCGTCGAAAAAAGAAGACGCAGGAGAAACCAAACCAAGCGACGAGGTGAACCTCGACGACGTAAAACTCGACGAGCCAGTCGACCTATCAGAGATACCATTTTAAGAGGAGGGTGAGAGAATGAGGCAGAAAATTATAGACATAATAGCAAGGCTCTTTGTGAGCGTGGTAGTCTTCGCAATCGGAGGACTAATAACAATGCCGCTGTTTATTTTTTCAAACAGCCACAACTTCGTCGTGAAGGTGATAGCTACGACATTTTCAGTACTGGCTATCTTAGTGATTGCGCTGATGATTATCACAATCTGGGTGCCGCGAGATGAAGACCTTGACGACTAGAAACTATCCGCTCGAGGCAGAAGAACACAAAGCCTTTGTGAATTATCTCGAGGTTTTGCGATTGCCGCACTTCCACGTGCCGAACGAGCAGAGCCAGCGAGCCTATCGAATGGTCAACCGAAAGCTAGGAGTATCGAGCGGAGTGCCTGACCTTTTTGTTATAGTAAAATCAGAGCGAAACGGCAGAAGTAAGCTTATCGCTATCGAGATGAAACGGCAACGAGGCGCGCGCCCGACCGTATCGCCAAAGCAGAAGCTCTGGCTCAAGGAATTAAAGCGCGCAGGAATTGACGGTTATGTAGCCTACGGCGCAACCGAAGCTATAGAAATCGTAAGAGATGAGCTAGACAGGCTCAGAAAGGAAGACGACAACGGTGAAGTATTTTAAGCTAATCCAGGACACGCCAGAATGCAAAGCTGGCGCTATGTTTTACCAATCAGCAAACGGCGACGCTTTGGTATCAGTCGACAACGAAGCGTACGTGATTAAGATTGACAAAATTAACGACTTTGCAAAGTTCTTCGCGAAGGTCGACACGAAACTGGCTCGGTATTTTAAGCCAGCCGTAGGCGCAAAGTACTACTATTTAACCGCAGAAGGTGAAGTGCGCGACGCAGAAAATCGCGGCGAAATCACCGACGCGGCGCGAATATCACTCGGCAACAGCTTCGAGCGACACTCAGACGCGCTCGCCTATAAATCGGCGCTGATTGCACGGGCAGAGCTGGCGGCGCACCCAGCGAACCAATACCAGCCGAATTGGAAGAACGCCTACAAAGAAATCAAGGCGAAAGAAGGAAGCTACGAAGCGACGAAACTGGTCGAAAACACGGTAGCCTACACAATCGCGCAAGACAAGCGCACAGGCGAGCTTGTGGTCGTGCCTATGAGCGGAGCCGTGAATTATAACCCAATCGCGTACTACGCGACCGAAGACGACGCGAAGAAGGCTCTGTCGCAACAATCTAAAAACTATAAAACGTATATGGAGGCTCAGTAAATGACGAAGGCTAAAGAAATCACTTTGCCAATCGCAGAGTACAAGAAGTTGAAGAAAGACGCGGAAAAATGGCGCGCCTTTCACGAAAAAGTAGCCGCAAACGCGAAAAAACGCTGGCAGAAGCGCACGCCAGAGGAGCGAGCGGCAGAAATGGAAGAATTGCGAAAGCATAGGAAGTATAACCGTCGTGAAGTATAGAAATCTTTCAGAATTGCACAAGCTCGAAGACAATCCTCGCACAATCGACAAGGACAGCTTCGACTCGCTCTGTCAATCGAT